ATCTTTAAGTGCAACAACTTGATTTAATACTGATTGTTTGTTATTCTTTTCACGTTCTATTTGTTCATCAGTAAGTTCAATTTTATTATACCAATCTTTACTTTCTCTATTTGCCTTATAACCCTTATCAATTAAATGTCTATCCTTTCCACTATTCTCACCATCCCAAACTATAATCACCTTATTAATTTGATGTTCTTTAATTAATTTTCTAACACTAATTATAAAACCATAAATTCCACCTATATGTCCAAATTCTGGTGTATAAGAATTTTTACCAGCAAAAAGAGAACGTTTAAATAAAAATGGTGCATCAACTAATAAAGTTCTTATATCCATTATTCTTTTACTTCACCTGTGTTTGTATCTACATCTATAACATCACCACCAAAATTTATTGCCATTGATTTATTAAAATTATCAACACCAATTTCTTTTTCTTCACCAACAGTATTGATATCATGATAACTTAACATTATATCATCTTCATTAATTTCTTCTCCCAATATTTTTCTGAAATATAATAATTTATCTTTCTTATATTCAGCAATACCATCTGCATCTCCACGAATAAACCCATGTGGTGTAGATATGATATCACCTTCCATTGATATACCACCTAACGGCCCATCAATATGATTTGCACCATGAGATACAATACCACCGTAATGATATATTAATCTTGAACCAAAATAGAATGCTTCACCACCTTTATGTTTGACAGCACCCTTACCTTGCATACTATCTAACCAAATCTTTTGTACAGCAATTAATGTGTTTGTATATTCAGAAGTTTCTTTTCTTGATGCAGGTATTCTAGCATTTAATAATCCCTTAAATGATTGTTCATATGCAAAAGCATTCCACATATTATTGGTACTACTATCTTTTTCTAACGCTTTAATAGTGTTAACACAATTTAATACTCCAATAGAATCTATATAGAAATCTAAATTATATGGTAAGTGACCAGCTTCTTGTTGATCAATAAAATCATTAATACACGCAGCCAAATCTTCAATAGATGCTTCACCTATTTTTGGATTTCTTTTTCTACCAAAAGTTTTAAGTAAATAATCATTTTCAATCTTGATATAGTCACCACCCCAATCAAAACCCATTTGTTCTAATCGGTATCTACCAATATTATTTTCTAAATCAATGATAATTGGTACTGATTTTTTTCTTTGTGAACCAACCATACCTTCAAGTAATGAAGTTGATTTACCTGTATTTGAATATCCACGAGATAGCGATGTGTATCCTCTAGGAAAACCTAATAATCCTGTAACATCTTGCATTGCTTTGGATGTTGTTATCCATTCAACAGGTTTATCTGGAATATCTACTAAATTAGTTTTTTTCTTATATTGTGCTAAACTATATTTCTTTTTTGCAACAGGTTTTCGTGCACTCTTATTTGATGGTGTATTTGCCATTGTATGTCTATTTTTATGTGTGTGTTAGGAATAAAAAGGGGGTTGTCTAAGCCCCCTCTATACTTTGTCTGTCTGTCTTAGAACGGTAAGTCTAAGTCTTCAATATCACTACCATTAGTAACCGTACTTATACTTGTACTTGTTGCTTTTGGCTGTATTTTAGGTTGTGTTTTAGGTTGTTCTGGAACTGTATATTCTTCTTGTTTATGTTCTGGAACTGCATCTACCTCTTCTTGTGGTTGTACTTGTGGTTGTGGTGTAATATTCACCGCATCCTCAGTATCAACTGCTGCTTCTACCATGTTAGCAATTTTAGGTTGCATTGCATCATATACTGCCGACATATTAGTTTTAACATCAGATGCTTGCTCAAAATCCTGTGGAGTAGCATCTAAATTTTGTTTTCTGGTATTAGTCTTAACAGCTAATGCAGCATCTCTAGGATCAGGGAATACCCATTTCTTATCATTACTATTACTATCTTCCCAATAAGGAAGAGTACCTTTAGCTAATCTATCTAATACAGTATTAGCATCCATGAATGAAAATGTAAGTGGTTTATATACCTCTCTCCAAGTAGTAGTATCAGCTAACCACGCTTTAACAATACTATCATCATAATGTAATGGAGATGAACCTCTAGGCGATGTGTTTATTGTTGAAACATCCTTATATGTGTAATTAGAACCTGGAATTGAGTTTTCAATTACGTTAATAACTACGTCAATTCCATTTTCTACATTAGCAAAATGAACACCATTTGCTTCTGTCCAATCGAACAATGCAGGTATTAATTTATCTGCAACACCTTGTTGTTTATAATGGAATTTAAATCTCCAAAATTTAGGGCCATCTTTTTCTTTACCTCTATCAACACCCTTAACCATATAGAATTTTTTAGCTTCTATTTTCTTTGATTGAACGTAAATTTGATAGTTTTTTTCTTTGATTTCCTTTTCCTTTTCATTCAAAGGTTCTTTAGACTTAATCTTATCAAGAATAGATATATCTTGGGTTGCAAGAATTCTTTTAGCTTCTTCACAAAGAGGGCATTTAACAGGTATTGTTACTGCTTTTCCCAACTCATCGAATACTGGTTGTCCAGCATCATCAAGTTGTTGTACCTTTGAATCATTATGTGCAGGGCAATAAACTTTTCTCTTTTGTTTTTTTCCACCAGCTTTATTTGTAAGTACTTCATGGAAGAAGGCTACTTTCAAATATTTCTCGCTTAAATTGGTGTGAATTGCACGAAACGTTTCTTTTTCCTCTCTAGGTACGAAATGTTTCTTTAAAGCCTCTTCTCTAGAAACTTTTTTTATTTTGGTTGTTTTTTCGTGGCTTTTTTTCCACTCAGCATACATACTCTTTGCTGCTTCCAACTCGGCATTTGTACCTGTTGGGTTTTCTGTCATATTTTCCATAGTGTCAACTAACTTTTAAAATGGTTTAATGTAATTTATTTGTTTATTCATAAAATCTTTACTAATGCAAAGATAGTTTTTCTTTCTGTATTATGCAAGCAATTTTGCAAAATCTTTAATTAAAATATAGTTTTTTCAAAGAACGTTTTCTTATATATAAATACTCAGGAAATAAATTTTAACTAGCTTTTCCAGAAGAAAATATAGTAAATCTTATAGGATTTTTGACAGCAAATAAATCACCATCATTCAATCTCAATTCCAAAGTATAGTCTTGGGGAATTAACCAAGAAGTGTCTAAAACAAACTCATAACCTTGTGATGTTCTATTAACTTTTGTAAATGGAATCACATTAATTATATAATCTTCTGCTTGAACAATATATAATCTATAATCCAAATCTAAAGGTAAAAAATCATCTTGACTATATTGTTGTTTCACTTCAAGTTGAATTCTTCTTAACTCACCTCTCTTCACAGACTCCCCTTCATTTATACCTCTGTAGTTAAACCAGAAATTATCGAAGTTTATTCTGTTTGATAGGTTAAAGTTATAATAATTATTTGAAGAAATCAAGTAAAAATCATTATTTATTTCTCTAGTCACTCCATTTTGTTCTACAGACCATACATCATTGAAGATTACAGAGTCTGGAAATTGGTTTGATGGAATGTTTAAATCTATCTTATATACTCCTAAAGTGACATTTTGAATGCTATCACCACTGACAGTACCGATTATATTACCCATATAATCATACACATCAACTTTATTTATATTTATAGGTGATTTAGAATTTCCAGCACTAGAATATAAATATAATTCATTATCTTTATCTTGATAGAAGAAATTTCTATCATCTTGTATTGAATCATCATAGGTTGTTTCTACGTATGGTTCATAAAAAGTATTAGTATTTTTTACATGAAATGCTACTGCTTGTCTATCTTTAGTTACTAACGCTTCAATATCAGAAGTAAATTTTAATCCTAATCCATATGAAGTGCCTGTAAATGCTGTTATACCTGTTGTACCAGAAAATAATCTAGTATTAACATAATCGGTAATATCAATTTCAATACTTTCAGCACCCTTTTCAAATCTTTGTGTTGCTATAGTAGTACCTGTTTGGTATGCACCTTCATAAGTCCAAACTATGTCTGTTTTTCTATCAAACCAATTTACTGCTTGATGTGGTATTTGTGGAAATCTTTCATCATCATAAACAAAATCATAACCATTCCCTTCATCCCAATCTTCTGTAACATTAAATAATTCCAAATCAAATGAACCTGTTCTTTGAGTTTCATCAGCAGTAGCAAATTTCTTACCCATTAAATCTGGTCTAACAGCAATAGTATTCGTTATATGTAGAATATGTTTTTTAATTGTTGTTGGGTTGATGATGCCTTGTTCCATTCTTATGATTAATGGTTCAAAATCAAAATCAAAGATGAA